TAATTTCTTTTTTATGAATAATAAATTTATCAAAATACGTATTATTTAAAACATTTATAGGCACATGTTTATTTACCGTGCGGGCGATCATTTTATATAATTTAAAATCCGGATAGCGCTCATCACCGTTCTTCTTATAAAGTATATTGCGCCCTTTATCGTCTTTCACCCAATCCATAATAATCTGCACAATTTTTGTTTTCGGTTCATCCTCTAGATAATCATATAACGCACACCCTAGCCGACACAAATCAAAACTAAAATTCGGTTCTAACCGCGGTTTCTTGTCATTGAAATACGGTTCGCAGTTATATTGCGTCGCCGCATCACCGTCCTTATGATAACTATCACTACACAATAATTGTCCACGAAATTTATAGATGGCGCGTCCAAAATCAATGATTTTGAATAATTTGCCAAAGGTCGGCACCTTATAATAGATATGATTTAATTTATAATATAAGAATGCCTGACTTGTTTCAATATACATAACATTATTGGTATGCAAATCGTTATGGGTTAAACTAAAAGTGTTTTGAAAAGTAATAAGACTAAATAATATTTGTAACACAATTGATTCCCACTGTTCATCCGAGATTGTGCCTTGCGCCATTAATTCATCTAAGGTATGATCGCACTGTTCCAATGCAATAACTTGTACGGGGAAATTCTTGATTTTGGCAATAATATCGTCGTCGTCATCATCCTCCTCGCTCTCGCCGTCACTATTTTCACTTGATTCAATATCTTCATAATCATCGTCATCTTCCTCTTCCGATCCCTCTTCATCACTTTCTCCTATCCCTTTTCCTTCTGCCTCTGCACCTGCCTCTCCTTCACCTGCAGTTCCGGTAGTTGTATTAGAGGAACGCGATGAACAAGAAGAACAAGAAGAACCGGAAGAAGACGACGATTTTTTTGTTTTAATTTTAGTATCATCGTCGATTACATCAATATCATTTATAATAACCAATTCTTTATTTATATCGGTCGGTCTAGCTGCACAATTCATATTCAAATCAGTTAATTCACAAATATCGGTTAGTTGTATATCCACCTCATGACCGCTACCGCCTTCCATAAAATTTAATTTCTTCTTATAGTTGCGCGTATCATTTGCTAACTCACTTAAATTCATGTCTTCCAACTCATATAAAATTTTATCATTTTTTCGGAAAAAATTAGATTCTTCCAAATAATCGATATCATCTGTAATATTATAGCGAAAATCTTGTTTGTTCGCCAAAAAGGAGCCATAAAAGTCTAGCCCGTGTGTAAATTCATGCTCGTGAAGTAATTTACTCGATAGATAGGTAAAAAAACTGTCAACATAAGCCGAATTGTTGCTATCATTTATTTTGGGATGGCAATTCGAATTATCAAAGGACGGCAAATTTAGCAAATTAGTATCATTGATATCATATTTTCCTAATAAATATTTAGAAGGATCTAAGAGCGGACTAAATTTCAAGTAGGTTTTTCGCGTTTCTTTTTTTCCACCATTTTTAACCGAACATTTGAAACTATTGTTTGTATCTTGAGCTGTTAATGAGTGCAGCTGCCATTTGTTATTCAATGTAATATTATCGAAATTACTTGAAGAGAGAGAAAAATAACGGTCATATAAAGGAATATAATTTTGCGGTGTTGAAATACCAAAGGCTGGATTTTCTTCTAAACTTTTAAACAATTTCTGGTTATCGTTTTTTGTGTAGTTTATGTCTATTTTAGTAAGAGTTGCCATTATTACTTGTAATATATTATAAAATATAAAATTTTGACTAAACGTATATGCCAAAGGCTAATACTTATGCCGAAGGCTAATACTTATGCCAAAGGCTAATACTTATGCCAAAGGCTAATACTTATGCCAAAGGCTAATACTTATGCCGAAGGCTAATACTTATGCCGAAGGCTAATACTTATGCCGAAGGCTAATACTTATGCCTCTTTGCGGACTAGGATATGGTTTATTTTCTTAAATAAATTTAAACACTCCGATGACCTTAGAATTAAAAAAATTTGATATGCGGCATATTAGCTTTAAACCAGACGAAAATAAAGGTCCCGTCGTAGTCTTAATCGGTCGGCGTGATACAGGTAAGAGTTATTTAGTGCGAGATTTATTATTTCATCACCAAGATATACCTATTGGCACGGTTATTTCCGGTACAGAAGCCGGAAACGGGTTCTACAGTTCCCATGTACCCAAGCTGTTTATTCATGAAGAATACAATACCTCTATTATTGAGAATATTCTTAAACGGCAAAAAACCGTTTTAAAACAGGTGAAAAAAGAAATGGAGCAGTTTCGCAAATGCAATATCGATCCCCGAGCCTTTGTTATTTTAGACGATTGTTTGTATGATGCAACCTGGACGCGCGATAAAATGATGCGTTTACTTTTTATGAATGGACGGCACTGGAAAATTATGCTCATTATTACCATGCAGTATCCCCTCGGTATTCCACCTAACTTGCGTACGAATATTGATTATGTGTTTATTTTGCGCGAACCTTATATTGCCAATCGCAAACGCATTTGGGAAAATTATGCCGGTATGTTTCCGACCTTTGAATCGTTTTGTCAAGTAATGGACCAATGTACCGAGAATTTTGAATGTTTAGTCATTAACAACAATTCCAAATCGAATAAATTACACGATCAGATTTTTTGGTATAGAGCTGAAAAGCATGCTGACTTTAAACTCGGATCAAAAGAATTTTGGGATTTGTCGAAGGATTTAAATTCGGATGATGAAGACCCTGCATATGACCCGGGTAGCACGAAAAAACGAGGGCAAGGTCCAAAAATCAGTGTGAAAAAAACGACCAAGTGGTAAGTGAAACGACCAAGTGGTAAGTGCAAACGACCAGATGGTAAGTTAAAAAACTACTAGACGGTCTGGGACTAGGTAATATAGTATAAAATTATTATATAAAATTATATTATAAAGATGTCCAAATCAATACGTAAATCAATGCGTAGAAGAGTAAGTGACTTGTTATTAAATCCATTAAGATCCAAATTGAAGTGCGAAGAAAGCGAGTATGATAAAGAGAATTTAATAGGGGATAAAAGTACTCTTACAAAGACTAGCAAAAAGACTATCAAACAGGACATAAAAAATGTTAGTGATATTAATTTTGCAAAATATATTGAAAATATTGCTAAGTATCTAGGCGATAAATACTGTTTTGTTAGTGGTGCATTTGTAGTTGCTGACCCAAACCATAAATTGTATAATTTATTACGCTCTGGTGCTGGGAGTTCAGCTCATTTAAATTTACCAGGTATAACCGCATCACATCGCGCATTAACAAAAGTTAATCCTTTGACACAAAAATCAACATCTACTCAATCATCTAATTTATCTATTGATAAAAGAATGTATGAAAATAAGTTTACAAATCCAATAATTATTAAGTGTAAATGTCCATTATCACCTCATGAATTTTCAGAAAGAACGTTTGAAATTGTTAAATGGTATCAGTTTCTTGGAATAGATAATAAAATATATATTTATTTTAAATTAGAAGACCATCCAACACTTTGTTGGGCACATTTGGGTGAAGCATACAAATCATATGTAGAAAAAAAACCAAATGTCAGCTGTGTTCCAGCTCGTCGAGAAGATTGTAAATCAAATTGTATTAAATCGTTGCGTGAACCTGATACTATAATTATAAAGGATAATGCTCCCATCACTATTGATAGCGCACCGTATGGACGGGTTGGAGATGAAATGTATATACCAAGTATCGTGAGTGATTTTTTAATTGAAAATTCTAATGATATTCAAATAACTCATTCAGACCCAGATACCGTTAAAATACAGACGGAATATTCATTGGCGGGTGGTATAAAAATTAAAAAACGCCGAAAGGTTACACGAAAAACAAAGAGGAAGGGTAAAGGTAAAGGTAGAAAAGCTTCAAAAAAAACCAGACGACATTAATGATTTGCAAAAAATTGAAAAGTATTTTAAAAATAATGAAGAAGCATTACCCAACAAACAAATAACATTCAAAATGAATTCCAACGAACAACAAGCAAAGTATGAAGAGCAATCAAAGCAGCAAGCGCAGCAGCAACAGCAAGCAGAAGCGGAAATGGGACGAGACACGGTAGAGTATGAAGCATTTGTAGATTGGACTGCCGGCGTAGATTTCAACCGCCCGGTGTGTTCTCACTGCAATTTCGACCAGAATTTCAGTCGCAAATGTTCCGATTTGTGTAAAAAATGGTTTAATAATAAATGTAAATGTACTACGCCCGCTGAATGCGTATGCGAATCATTTAAAAACAACAAACTCCATTGGGCTGTGCTCTCCTATATCAACGGGTTTAGCTGGCCGCATCACTATTATCGCTGTGAATGCTGTATTGCGCCGAGTTGGCGAAACGATCCGATCGCCTACAAAAAAGGGCTCGTCAGTATAGAAGTCATTATTTCGATAACCAAAGCTAATCCGGAATTAGCGTTGACCAGAAATATTTGCGGGAAAACGCCGATTTCGCTTATTTCGACATTGATTTCTATTTTGCGCGGCGTCATCAGCTGCACTTCTAACAACTGCTCGGAAGATAAATGGGCTAACCACAACCTGAAAGCGTTGATCAAAATCGAGAGGGAAATACTGGACATCGTCGAAGATGTTTACACTTAATAAATTATATGTTGAATAAATTATATATGCAATAAACCGTAAAAAGAAAAAAATAAAAAGGAACCCTTTTTTATTTTTAACCAATCAGCTCAATAATCTAATCTATTTTAAAATGCACAATTCGACCGGTTTTTAATTTAATAGAAATCTTAATGGAAATGTTATTTACTTTCACCATTTTAATTATTTCTTTGCATGCGCCGTTTGAATTCTTGTCTTGAAACGATATATTTAAATCAGCGCTCCAATTATATCCATTGAAACCATTTTCATTGGTTGATTTGATATTATATGTACTAGTTTGCCTTATTTTTTCGGTCGGCATAGATTTCCATATATCAACTACAATACCCCGGTAGTTCGTTTTACTTGATATAATGTCTTCTCTTTTTTTGATTAAACATTCTTCAATATTGGAACTTCTAAGATCGGTCATACCGAGTTCATTTTCGGTAATATAAATTTTTTTGGGAGAAATTATAAGCTCCCCGTTGATGATTTCTTGCATATAGTTTTCAATATTTGGAACACGGATTACTCCAGTCATTTTCTTCGGCGTTACACTGTATTTAATACTGTATTTAATATTATTTTTTCATTTCAATTTTTTTATTTTTATTTACATATATATTATTTACATATATATAATTTATATTTTGATAACAACATAGGTTTCAAATATTTTCTCCATCCGCAGCAAAATCGGTAAGGGAATATAATCTAAAATTTCCTTGGCGGCGTCTAATTCCGTCACCATTTTATGGTTAGCTAAATTTTGGCAGATTAATGTTTTATCCACCGTGTTCGTCGAATGTCCGGAAATGACGATGGTTTTAATTGGATCTAATTGCACCATCGGCTCACTGAAATCATTGGTAAAACTTTTTTCTTCTCCGCGCGACAAATGCGGCGCATGTGCATGTTTTTGTAAATAGGCACGTTTATATGCCATACAGTTATTTGTCGAATGACCTTTTCCAAAACTCGTGAATTGGAAGAAATGATTAGAGAGGAAGAAATAAATATACGCATTTGAGCACCCGGCAATGAGTGCGGATGATTTATTTAACTGATAAACCGCATGGCTGATCCGGGTCGGCGGATAATAATCGTCGTCGTCCATGCATACGATAATATCACCTTTACATCTCGCATTGCCAGTATTACGCAAGTCACTTAACTTGACATTTTCGTCATCAGCATAGGGCACATAAACAATCGGGAATTTAAATTTTGCGCTTGAGCGAATAGATTCCACATTTTGCGCGCTGACAAAGGCGTCAATTTTTGTCGGACTTCCTTCGACGATAACCCATTCGATAATATTTTCATATAGTTGAAGTTTGATTAAATCACTTAAATTGCGGAGACATTCCATTCGCGAATACTGCGAAACAGTTATAATAGAAACAGTGGTTATTCCTGCTGAGGTTGCTCTTGTACCTGCTGAGCTTGTGCTCGCGGTGCTTGTGCCCGTTACAATAACATCCATATCATCCATATCACACATATTGTACATATCAATATTAATTTTATATGTTAATCTTTAAATTAATATATAATTCAATTTTTTAGCAAAGGGTTACACCCTTTCAAACCCAAAGGGTTACACCCTTTCAAACCCAAAGGGTTACACCCTTTCAAACCCGGCTTCGCCTAGTTCGTCGTTGGGGGGCGAAACCCCCTGTCGTTGGGGGACGAAACCCCCTGTCGTTGGGGGGCGAAACCCCCTTTAACAGGAGAAACATTTTGCAATCGATTTCTTAACATTTGGTTGCACAAGAGCTAATTTTACACACATCTTAAACAAACGATTGAAGGTCGCTTTTTGTTGTTCATCGGTAGGAAAAAGATTGTAGTGAGTCATGATATAGTCATACATCCCGGTGATAGATTCTTCCAAATCAGCTTCCGTCATTTTGTGTGTTGTCATCAAATCAGTAATCAGTAATATAATTTCCGGAATATCATATTGGTCAACTTTCCCATCGATCATAATAACTTTCATGGCAGTATCAATGCGCAGATGAAAGGCAGTCAAATCTTTCAATGAGGACATAATATTATGAATATACGTAATATTATATTTTTATATACTTATTCTACTTATTGTTTTTACAAAGGCTTACAACTTGCTTGCCAACTCCGCCGGCAATTCACGTACTTCCGCAATCCGGCTCAATCCGTGATCTGAATTCTTCGGATCCGTTACGATATTTTCGCCTTCAAACAATTCCTTTCGCAAATCAGCGACCGTGACATTTTCCCGCATATCCTTCACGCTAATAAGATTACCCTGTTCGTCAATTGTCTGGGTCAAGACATTTCCGCTCTCGAGCGCCTTTTTCTTATTGTCCTCCATCGCCTTTTCCTTCGTTTCCCGAACCCGCTTATCAAACTCCACCTTCGCGTTCGTCTCATTCTTATTCTTCTCATGCATCAATTGATTAAGTTCTTCCTCCATATACTCGACCCGTCCGGTCTTGTAAGATTCTGGATGAAAAGGCATCCACATACCCACCGGACCGACATAAACATCATGATTAGGATCGACTTCCCGCAACATTTTACACCGCAACTCGGCTTCTTCTTGGCTAGGATAGCACCCTCGCACTTTCAAGCCCCGCACACTAGTCTGAAACCCATGCGTCTTTTGATAACTTTCTTCTAATCGCGCCTCATTGACATCAATATAATTCTTAAAATCGTCATCTAAAGTGGTGGCAAATAGTTTATCCTTTTCATCCTTACAGAAATCTTGCAGATCTTTTGACACATTATCGAAATTCAAATTATACTTGTACGCCAAGAAATTAAGAAAATGGTTAAACTTTTCGAGCGATTTGTTCATATCCCACTGGTTTAGGAACTGTTGAAAGTTAAACAATTCGCGTTGTTTGATAATATTTTCAGGCGAAACAAAAGAGACGCAGACGAATTTTTGACCAGCAACCGGTTTATCTTCTTCAAGCATATCCACATATTTAGAGTTCAAAGAGCCGTCAGCGTTAACGCGAGTTTCGAATGTGTTGGTTTTAGTAGAAGCCATCTTAATAATTTATTATAAACAGAGTATTTTAAGTTCTTTTTAGCATAACTAATAAATCTAACTAATTAAATCTCTTAGTTTTTTTCTTTACAATTAATATAAATGTTGGGCATTGATATGAAAGAGCTTATTAAACGGGCAATCAAGTATTTAGTAGAAGGTTTGATGGTTGCCATTGCCGCCTTTGCTATTCCTCAACAGTCTCTCAAGTTCGACGAAATCGCCTTAATTGCTTTAACTGCGGCGGCGACTTTTAGCATTTTGGATACCTATGTTCCTAGTATGGGTGTCAGCGCGCGAACGGGTGCCGGGTTCGGTATCGGTGCCAACTTGGTGCACTTCCCGGGTGGGTTCTAGAGGGGCTCTGCCCCTTCAACTCCGATTAAGTGAGGGAGTGCCTCCCCCAAACCCCCCGCTTAAGGGAGAGAGTGCCTTTCATCCCACCCCCGCCCCACCTCCTTTCAAATCACATTGTAAAATAAAAATTAATATATTATTTTTATTTTATATGAAAAGTCGTCCGCTATTTACTGATAAATGGAACTCTTTTTGGCATTTCGTATTTGGTCTATTAGCTGTCCGCTTTCTTTGGATGGTTCCATTATTTATAGCCTATCAGTTATATGATTATAACGACGTGAATTTGTTTGTGGATTTAGCTGAATTTTTTATTGGATTTCTTGTAATGGGGGCTATCTTTCATTACTCATACCCACACTCCAGTTTATATATAAAAATTAAAAAATATTTGTTGGGCGTAGAGTAGAGACATCAGGGCATGCGCAGCGGAAGGAAGTCCCCCACCTAGATGGTCGGAATATATTCCCACCCTAGTTCCTCACAAATATTTTTCCAAATTTCATCTTGTTCTATCCGCTTCTCTCGATCCTTCAACATTGGGAAATACGGCAAAAAATGTAATTGATTAAGAAGTTCGCATAATTTATAAACTGTATAATAATAATTTAAAAAATTCACTCTATCATCCGGGCAATATTTCGCATAAGGTCCTTGAATATCCATGAACAAATTACACAAAGTGTTCTCTAATTCTGAGCTCATTATCGGCGGTTTGATACCTAATTTATCTTTTATAAAGGGAATATGTTCATAATATTTATTATACCCGAGCTTTTTTAAAATTTCTTTTGTCCGACGATTTGTCATATGCGATAAATCAATCCGCTCTTTTTTAATTTGCTGTATAATATTTTCAATCACTTCATCAGGAATTTGGGTCGTCTCTTTCGCCTGAAATTGCGCCAATATTTCACGGAAATGGTTTATCCGTTTATACGCATAGAAACAGACTTCTTTGGGCGGCTCTTTATAAGACGGTTTTTCATTTTCAACCAAATATTTAACACTATTTGAACAAACATTACAAATCATAATTCCTTCATAATCCACGGCAATCATCTCACCTTTATTGCATAAGCGACATATATCTGTGACCACAATAAATTTAGTAATATCCAAATATTTCTCATCCACATTTCGCATATAACTTTGGATATTTTTCCGCTCATTGGTTAAATCTTCTATATGAGCTGCCGTATCAACATTCTTATTTATTTTAAAAAAATTATCTAACGAAGTCGTTTTATTTTCACAGTCAACAATCTTTTTCTTGGTCTCAAAATAATCAAATATATAAGAAGAATTATTTAACAAATAATCTTTCTCTTTTTTCTTTATTAGGCGAATTTTATTTTTAATATCCGCCAAACGATCAGTCATCTCCAATAATTCATCAATATTTATATCATCCGGATTTGAATTATGATTTTTTATTTTCTGGCAAATAACGGTTTTTTCCTCCAATAGCGCCGGTAATAATTCTAATTTGTCTGCATTAAACGAATCAATTAACTCTTTATGTTTTCCGTCGAGGGTCGTAATATTTTTTGAAACAACCATTTTTTTTATATTTTTTGGTTTAAAATTGGGCATGACGTTATATGTATAATTATACGTGTTTTATTTAAGCAAAATTTACTACAAAATTTATTAGACATTTTATTAGATTAGATTTGGTTTAGAAATAATTAATGTTTTCTAATCAAATGCTAAAATGGATTTAAAAGTAGACGTCCCTCATAATTTAAACATTGATTTAATCCAATTACAGAAAATGTCCTTTATTTATAATGCTCTCAATGACGGCTGGGCTGTTAAAAAAATCGACAACCAATATATTTTTTCAAAGAAACACGAAGGCAAAAGAGAAGTATATTTAGACACATATCTGCAAAAATTTATTGAGTCTAATTTAGTTTTAAAATGAAAAAAAAAGGAAATATAATGATGTATGTACAATGATGTATGTACAATGATGTGTGTTTAACTCTGTATAACTATGTATAACTATGTAACGTAAATATAAAGGATTTTATAATAAAAATTTTATTATAAAAAATTGTATAATTTGTAATTTCAATTAAATTAAAACTTTTGAAATTTTTTTCTTTAGCAATAATATAACACAATGGGAGGAGGTTTAATGCAACTAGTAGCTTACGGCGCACAAGATGTCTACCTGACGGGTAACCCTCAGATTACTTTCTGGAAGGTGACTTACCGTCGCCACACGAACTTCTCGATGGAATCCATTGAGCAGACTTTTAACGGACAAGCTGATTTTGGTCGCCGTGTGACCTGCACCATCAGCCGAAACGGTGATTTGGCTTACCGCACATACTTGCAGGTCACTCTCCCTGAAATTAACCAGGGCATGAAGGGCACCGGTGAGGCTGGTGTCTGGGCTCGTTGGCTCGACTTCCCTGGGGAGCAAATGATTTCCCAGGTTGAAGTTGAAATCGGTGGACAGCGCATTGACCGACAATATGGTGACTGGATGCACTTGTGGAACCAGCTTACCCTCTCCAAGGAACAGGAGCGCGGTTACTTCAAGATGATCGGTAATACTTCCCAGCTTACATTTATTACCGACCCCTCTTTCTCGGCGGTTGATGGTCCCTGTGCCTCCACGGCTGCCGTCCAGGTGTGCGAGCCCCGTAACGCCCTCCCGGAAACCACCCTCTATGTCCCCTTCCAATTCTGGTACTGCCGAAACCCCGGTTTGGCTCTCCCCCTCATTGCCCTTCAATACCACGAAGTCAAGATCAACCTCGACATCCGCCCTATTGATGAGTGCTTGTGGGCCATCTCCGACCTGGCTGCGTCCAGCGGTGGCAGCAAGCGAGTGACCAGCGCCTACAACCAGTCGCTCGTTGCCGCCTCCCTCTACGTCGACTACGTCTTCTTGGACACGGATGAGCGCCGCCGCATGGCGCAGAACCCCCATGAATACCTGATTGAACAGCTTCAATTCACTGGTGATGAATCCGTCGGGTCTTCCTCCAACAAGATCAAGCTCAACTTCAACCACCCCTGTAAGGAGTTGATCTGGGTGGTGCAGCCCGATGCCAACGTCGACTACTGCTCGTCTTTGACTGCCGGCAGTATCTTGTACCGCACGCTCGGCGCCCAGCCCTTCAACTACACGGACGGGATTGACGCCCTCCCTAACTCCATCATGGCGTTCGGTGGTCAAAGATCCACCATCTCTGGTGATTTCGTCTCTGCCTCGGGTCTCTTCTATGACCCCGGGGCGGTTGACGTTACGACCGGTGGAACCGTCAACTGGGGCACTCAGGGTACCGCCTACGCCGGTGCTTTTGCCAACAACTCGGCTTCGGGTGTGTCTGATGCCGGAACCTTCGTTCTTACCGAATCGTCCCTCGACCTCCACTGCTGGGGTCAGAACCCCGTCGTTACTGCCAAGCTGCAGCTTAACGGTCAGGACCGGTTCTCGGAGCGTGAAGGTACCTACTTTGACCTCGTCCAACCCTACCAGCACCACACCCGCAACCCGGACACTGGGATCAACGTTTACTCGTTTGCCCTCCGCCCGGAAGAGCACCAGCCCTCTGGGTCTTGCAACTTCTCGCGCATTGATAACGCCACTCTTCAGCTGGTGTTGTCCAACGCGACCGTTCAAGGCACCAACACCGCCAAGGTTCGCGTGTATGCCACCAACTACAACGTGCTCCGAGTTATGTCGGGTATGGGTGGGTTAGCGTATTCCAACTGAGCGGTTTATCCGCCGAAAAAACATTTATTACATTTACTTTATATAAAAATACACTTAAAGCCAAATCATACTATATTAATTATAATATGATTAACGGAAAAATTGAATGTTTGCCTACCACTCACCAAACTGATACACAGTTGACAATGAAGGTTATTACTACGATTGATACTACGTTATTATGCGGCGTCTTAGACTTTGGAGGGAAAAAGTATCTACTTGACGTAAATGATTTTAATCATTTTGTTCGAACCGGTAGAAAATTTAATTTCGTGAATGATTACGACGTATACCCGTCTTATTTATATAATTACAAACGCTTTTCGCTCTTAGAAAATACATTTCTCTATAATTCAGCCAATCTAAAATATACTTTTAAAAACAATAATCCGTGCGATTTAAGGCGCTGTAATGTAGAAATATACCATGAATATCACGATGTCGTTAAACAAAATTATACGATATTGGAATATATACAAGGTCATCATCATACAATTGGCAATGACGCCTTTGTGATAAAAAATCCCATGTGGAAAATTCGCACAAGTAATAATGAAGAGCAAATACTCATGTATTGCGAAAAAAATACTTTATGCGTTTTATCGGCTAATTCTTATTTGAAAATTTTAGAATTCGAAAAAATACATAACCACGGAAAAAAAATAACATTTTATAATCACCAAAGCGGTTACATATGCTGTGCCCTAAATTTATATATCCACCAAATTATTATGGAGTGTCATGGCAACGGTAAGGGCACCAAAAATGTAAGCGTTGATCACATTGATCGCAACCCATTAAATAATACCCTTACGAATTTACGCATTGCGACAAGAGATGAACAAGAACAAAATTCAAAAGGTATAGCGGATGGCACCAAAAGAGCACGCAAGCACAACGCCCAAGCTTTACCCGAGGGGCTCACCCAAGGCATGATGAACAAATATGTCGTTTATTATAATGAATGTTATAATAAAGAAAAGGATTTATATCGCGAATTCTTCAAAGTAGAAAGACACGCCAAATTGGATAAAGCTTGGATAAGCAGTAAATCAGCAAAAATAAGTCGGGCAGAGAAACTCGCTAGTGCCAATAAGGTCGTCGCCGATTTAGAAAAAGATATTTATCCGGAAAGTAAAGAGACGGGCTTACCGGCTTTTATTACTATTAAAAATGAACGTGATAAATTTCACCTGATATTTGATAAAAAAGCCGACGGCGCCGAAGGTAAAGAAAAAAGCAAGCGGTTGAATTTACGCATGGTCCTACCCACCGATTATATTTTAGAAGAACAATTGAGCATTTTTAGAGAGAAAATTAAAGAAAAATACGATGTAGATCTGGAAAGTTTATAAATATAACTTAATATTATAACTTAATATTATAACTTAATTATTATAAATTCCTCGGTTATTGGACATAGTTGATGATCTTTTTTGTTTAACATCACCTCGCATATTTAAAAACAGTTCTAATATATATTTTATAAAAATAAAGGTAATAATTACGACAAATGTAAAGGTAATGAATTCTTTACCAAACTTCGATATATGCGCTGCGTCAATCGGTGAAAAATCACCGAGCTTTTTATATTTCAAAAAGTAATAAATACTTGGAAATATTATTTCCTTCACAAATGATTGGATCATATTTCCTGCAGCAATAGCAATAGTTACCCCTGCCATTGTACCGATTATATTTTCGGATATAATAAATTGTTTAAGATTTTCTCGTAAGTTAGAAACGCCGCCAAATGACATAATATATATTAGATAAATATAAATATATATTATTATAATCGGTTACTAATTCAAAGTTCGATGTGCATTAATATTCGTCATTTCATTGTAATTCACATAATTATAGTCAATTAAATTTGCATCAAGCAAATCATCTATATTTGTCATTCCTCGTTTATAATCACTTAAACAGCGGGTTAAATCAACATTATAGGAAAAGACATTTTCGGTCTCGTAAATAATCATGTTGTTTAATAGTAAGATATGTTTGTTATTATTTTTAACCATCACTAACCGATTGTCTTGCGACGAATTTAATTTACATAAATATATATTATTTGTATGAATTCTGCCCTCTGTCCATTTATGAGTATGCCTTAAAGAAATATTCACAATGTGTTTCCGCAAGGAATCGTAGCCGCCTTTAATTAAAAAATACATGATGATTGATCGTTATTTAATTATAAGTATATGTCTATAAATATATATCTATTAGTATATATTTATTTATATATATTATACTTACCAATGTCCTTCTTTAAATATTTAATGCCCTATGAAGAAAAATGGTGCAAAACAATGGGCTATTTTAATCCATACATTGATAAATTCAAGACACATTTAACTGATAAAATGCCGTTCTACGATAGTGATTGTTATGAACGCTATCCGCAGTATAAATACGTCTATGACAAACTCTGGATAATTAAAAGCCAAGGCTTACTCGGTGGACGTTTAGAAAAACTAAAAGGCAAAGAAGAGAAAGTGAATTATCCTATTTTTATTAAACCGCGCTGGGGGCATTTAAGCGCCTGTTCAAAGAATTGCTATAAAATCAATTCCGCCGACGAGTTACTGAAATATATAGATTATAAAGACATGATATGGTCGGAATTTATTGACGCAACTGAAGGCATGACAGATTATGTGATGTTAAATGGGGTCATTGTCCACCAATTAACCTATCCGTATTCTCCCAAACAAAATGGGTTCAGCGATGATTGGAAATATGTCTCTCCTGATACTAACCCGCCGTCGATTATCACCGAGTGGGTTAATCAACATATGAAAGGATTTACTGGCATCGTTAATGCGCAATACCGCGATACGAAAATCATTGAAATTAGTCTGCGTTTAGGGAGGGCAGGGGCTTATTTGGTCAGCACGAAAAATGACGCACTCATTACTAATATCAATAATATTTTTTTAAAAAAAGAGTGGAACCATAATTTAACCGCTGAAATGAAATTCAAACCTTTTTATGTCTATAAATGTTTTACGACCTTACCGATTGTTTTTCTGTTACCGCAAAAAATGGTTGACTGGTTTGTACAAAAACATACAAAATATCCATTTTATGAATATTATTTTGAACCTACTGGCTCTACGGGGATGGTTTTTTTTCAGTTCATGGATGACGATTTTGAACGCGGAATGACAACAAAACGGAAGATTGAAAAGATTTTTAATGCGACACAATTTATAATGTATGGGTTGTTTCTGATCGTTCTGGTTTTATACACGATGACCGATTGGAAATATAGGCACGCTGTAGCAATTACCGTCTTGCTCATTTGGTTAATACGATTTTTAAATCCGATTTCGGCGAATTATAAAATATACAAGGCGTATAAACAATCTATTTTTGGCGGCGGACCAAATAAAGAGACGGCAAATGAGATTGAAACATTTGATAATCCTTAGTGTAATAATCCTTAAATGTAATAATCCTTAGTGTAATAATCCTTAAATGTAATAATCCTTATTTGCAAAACTGTTCCCGTATATCCTCAAACGTATCCGTCTCTCGAAATATATTTAATATCTCCGCGCAGGTATATTTCCCTTCCAGTTCCGGCAATAAAGTTTCAGTTTCGATTTCCAACTCCCAAAAGATCGCAATCATTCGCTTGATATCATACAGCGAACACTTTTTAAAGTTAATTTTTATATCAATGCGACCCGGTCTTATCAGGGCTTTATCCAATACATCGAGCTTGTTTGTCGTCATAACAATAATGCGACCGCTACACTCATGGATACCATCCAACATATTCAATAAATAAGATAAATTGTTGTTTTTGGAATTAGGCGCCGTTCCGTTTGTCATTTTAAATAAATTGCTAATCATTTTAAACTCATTCGCTTCTTCTTTTGCTGCATCATTATCATTTGCATTGGCATTAGCTGGTGCCTTCGGATTTTTTAAATCCCGGTCTTTTACGACATCCCCTAGCGCATCAATATCCTCAAAAATCAATATTCGCTGCGCTTGGGGGATGATGTGGGTTTCATTTAGTTCTTCTTTAAAAATAATTGTTTGTAAATCGCTGAAATCCATACCGTCGTTTAATTTAATATCAATCCCGTGCCGACCGGTATAGTTCATTAATTGTTTAATGAAGCGGGTCTTCCCACACCCTGGTTCCCCGTGTAGCAATATGCCCAAATTATAAGGAATGCCCTTTTTGAAATACCATTCTTTATTATTCAAGAAAAAGTCTATTTTTTTCATAATATCCGTCATATTCTGAAAATAACTATTTTCAAATGTAATCGCCGAATCCCATTCCACCGAATCAATCTGTATATCGTTTTCACTGCGCCTCTCTCCAGACCCACCACTCGCTGTCTTTTTAGCCTTGACGGTAATAAATAATTGTTTTTCATTGGCGGTATGTTTCAAATATTCCTTGTATTCTTTCACCTTTTCATCAACCCATTTTTGTAGCCGAGTTAAACTGAGCTTATGCGAAAATACGGTCAAGGTATTATATTCAACGAAGGTCGTTTTATTATTATCCCCGTTTTTCATTTTTTCTTTATCTTCGTTTCTTATTTTCCCCTGGATATCGTCAGTTAATTTAAATGTCTTGAGCTGATCCACTAAATAGCCGCTACGTTTTTCAATATTATCCCAATCAAATTCCGTATCTTCTCTCAGCCGACTAATAGTTTCATTGGTTTTCGCCAAATAATGCATGATGGCGCGAAATTTAATGGAACGCGTTTTTAATTCGGAACAAATGACGATACTATTTTTTTCGGCGCTCGTCCATTGCGTGTACATTTTTTTCAGATAAGCCGTATCCGTATTATAAAAGAGAAATAAGAAGAAAATCAGCATGAAAAAATCAAAAATAATTATGCCCGTTTTTAAGGCGTTAATAATTGATGAGGCTTGACCCATGATAATCGGGACAATAAAATAATCGGGTGACATTTTCTTTATGTATTAGTATGATAAGCCTTATCAATTTAAATTCTTTTCCTATATGCTTATTTCATATATGCTTATTTCATATATGCTTATTTCATATAACATTTTAGTCCGTATTAAACAGCCGGTTCATGTTGGCGACCTCGGGCTTATTATCATCCCGCTGGAATAATTTATAAAGCAGTTCGTTGTCGCGAAACCGCACACTATAATCTTGCTGTAATTTATTGCGCCCAACCCGTCCCATCGCCTGAATACATTTTTCCTGGCTCATCTTTCCCAGATCTTTGCCAATATAGCCGTGGCATAGTTGATAATTGGTACCATAAATGTAATCAGTTGACGCAATAATCATATAGAGTTTATGGTCTTGCACCAACTGCTTCATTAATTCAACGTATCGCGTGCTTTTATGCGACGCGAATACCCCGATACCCATCATCAGTAATAATTTCCAATAATCGGCGATATCAGTGATCTGCATAATTTGTTCCACCACATCCTCGGAAATATTACACGTGAAAGCTTGGGGTGCTTCGACCTTCGCCGCATATTTATAAAGATGGTCTGTGGTATTCGGCACATATGCCGGATTTAGCATCACCATTTTCACCGACATTTTCAATTCTTCAATTTGCTGTTTGTCTTTTTTTAATTCGGGTGAAAGGCGTTCATCGCTATCGCTTTTCTTGCTCTTGCCACTGCTGCTCTTGCTCTTGCCCTTACTTCCCTCTTTATCCCCAGCCCCACCGCCCTTGGCTTGCTTGGCAATCGCATCTTCCATTTTTTTCTCCATCGTATCTATTTTTTCATTGAGCATCCGATTGTATTGAATTTTACTCATGATGTCGTTTGACACATAATCCGGAATATTCGCGCTTTGTATATAAAATTGCGCAATTTTACTGACATCATCTGCTAAGAAGATGGTGGGTCCATCGGTTAATGTATGCGCATCCGTTGTTACAATGTTCACCGACGATTCATAGCGTTTTGTGCGCTTTGCGTGGAAAGTTTTATAAAGTTCCGGCCACGCATCCGCCTGTAAATTGCCTAGTAAGTTCAGGTAGAACATTTTCACATTATACATCGTGAGTGCATTGAGATCGGTAAACTCGGCTGAAACCTTGTAGCGGTCGTTTAGCATTACACCCGTGCCCGTGCTGCCATTATATGTCTTATCTATGAACATTATAAACTGTATCGCTTCGCCCAAATCAATATAGCGCAGCAAGGTTTTGTACTGCTTACAATGTTCAACAACTTCCAAGATTTTTGTGTAATCGTCAAACAAGTAATGCGGCATTTCGGCAAAGCCTTCCCGGTTAATCATGGGTATCGTCTTCTTGCAGTCATAGCTGACAATTTCGTGTACCTCGGCTTGCCCTGCACCGGCACAGGCACCTGCTACGCCTGAACCTGCTACGCCTGAACCTGCTACGCATGCAAAGCGCGTCGCAAAATCGTTAATTGTTTCTACGATTTCATGCCGCTGCGGTAAGGTCGCCGACGAAAGCACAACATTCGGGATTAAATTCTCCTTCCAGTTTTTTTGAATAAGACTGTGTAATTCGTGGTCGGGGTAATCCAAGGTGATGGTCGGCTCATCCCAATAGAGAATAATATTTTCTTTGGGATTAAAAGCCAGCATATACAGCATTGCCGGCAGATACGATTGGACATCGCTAATAATAATCTCAACCTTTTCGCCCTGCGAGTTATCTACTTTGCCAATGCCGCCGCTTTTCTCGTTTTTCGTATAATCTTTCACCGCAAAATAATGCAGCCGGATATCCGAGGCGTCATTGCAACCGAAGGCAAAGGCAATTTTCTTATGCACCGAGACAGCCGCCTTGGCTAAGGCTAAGCCCACGTGCCGGGCGGCGCATACAAATATCACACGGTATTTCTCAGCCAGACCGAGCGGCGACATCGTTTTGCCCGTCCCGGTCGGCGCAATGTAGAGCACCAGCTTCGGGTTCGGCTGCTTGCATACGGTGAACAATTGTTTCTGATGGTCGTATAGAGTTTCGTCGGCGTATTTCAACAAGTATTCGTTTTTTTCGATCAACTTGTCGCCTTTAGCCACCATCTTTTCCATGAGTTGCTCGTCTAATACCACGCTGGCATCGAGAATAGCTAAGATTTGTTTACGCAGTTCTCCGTTGCAGCCCTCCACTTTATACCCGAACAATTTATGGATAGTATAGTAATAAAACATCCATTCGTCGTTCACTTTTGCACCTGATGCTTTTGAACTTCGGCGATATTTTAAGAACTTTTCCAACAAGTCCAGTAAAATATATTCAAAAATCGTCTGCTTGTGATCTTCGATGTGTTTATGGGTATTTTGAAACCGGATTAGATCGGCTTTTTTCAACACGACTTGTGGTTTTAGTCCCTTATCAATTTCGGTCGAGGACGGGTTTGAAAGGGCAGAGCCCTTTTTGTATTTCTCACACAACTCATTAATCGGCTTTTCGAAATACTGATTATATAAATAAGCATCGAATTGCGGTGTAGATTGCATCTTCATATGCTGTATTAAGGTTAAGGTATAATTGCGCGATATATTTACATCAGCAAACCCAGCTTCGATTAAGCCGAGAATTCGCTTTTCACTATCCGCGCACGGCACTTCAATGCTATTCCATTCTTCGCGTGTTAATTTGCTTTGTTTCGTAAGGTATTCCATTTTCGTTGATGACGTCAGTTATATATATCTTATCTTCTTAGCTCTATTTCAATTTTATAATTATATAAATAATAAATTGAAATGAATTTAAAATTATTATATTCATTACATATACTTATAATCAACATGGCGAATAACATTATGATTGCGCTCGCGAATGCGGTTTCGGTTGTGAATGCAGTGGCAAATGCAGTTGCCAATGCGACGAGTGCTCCTGCTAGTAAAGAAAGTGCTCATCATAGTGAAGCAAGTGCTCCCGCTCCTCCCGCCGCTAGCGCCGATTCGATTATCATCTCAATTGAAGGAAATATCGGCACTGGCAAATCCACTTTGCTCGCAACTTTAAAAGATAAATATGCCGCCGATCCTACTATTCATTTTATGGCTGAGCCGGTAGATGTCTGGGATACCATTGTCGATGGGAAGGGCGTGACTATTTTAGAAAAATATTATGCCGACCAAAAAAAATATGCCTTCTCGTTTCAGATGATGGCTTATATTTCGCGCATTGCCGCCATTCGCGCCGCTTTGAAAAAAAAATATCGTATTATTATTCTTGAGCGCAGTGTCTATACCGACTCGGCGGTTTTTGCCAAAATGTTATTCCACGACCAGAAGATAGAAGACATTGAATATATGATTTATATGAAATGGGTTGATGAATTTATTTCGGATTTGCCGCCGATTAAATTCATCTATGTGCAAGCTGATCCGGAAGTTTCGTATGAGCGAGTGCTTAAACGCGGACGCGCAGGTGAAGTGATACCCTTAGCTTATCTACAAAACTGCCACAAGTATCACGAAGAGTGGCTTCTCATTGAAAACAAACAGCCGCTCTTGCTATTGAATGCGAACGTCGATACGAAAAACGAGCCTGGAACACTCGCAGATTGGTTAGAAAGTATTGACCAGTTTATCAAGGTATAAGTATAAAATATAAGGTATAAGTATAAAATATAAGGTATAAGTATAAAATATAAGGTATAAGGTATCAAGTAAGTATATGTATTTTTTTTGCAAAAAATTGAAATGCTTTTTTAAAATAAAAAAGATGGTATTACCACGAACCAAACGAACGAAAATGACTTGCCAAGCGAACAACTACGGATGCTGCATGGGAGCGGTTACCTTTCAAAAGGTTTTATATAAATATGTCGATAGCTGGGGCACGGATTTGCCCGCTGAGATTATACCGATTGAAATGTGTGCTTTTCATTACAATTGGTTACTCGAAGCAAATACAGGTAAGAAGATGCCCGAGATGGCGGGTGAATTTGTCGACGAAGCGACCGAATGTGTATTGTTTGCGCCCTTCCGGGCTTTTAGATATGCGCATAACAATACAACTTGGAAGCTCCAAGCCGAGCAGATCAAAGCGGAGCAGCAGAAGCAAGCGGAGCAGCACAAGCAAGCGGAGCAGCAGCAAGCGGAGCAGAAGCAGCAAGCGGAGCAGCAGAAGCAGAAAGCAGAGCAAGCAGCAAGCGCAGCCAAAGAAGACAAGCTCTTCGAAGATTTTGAAGAGTGCCTCTATTTCATTCGCTCGGAAATCCCCGGATACTATCCGGCTTGGACTAATGATGAGTATGAAGATAATAATTCCGAAAAAAACCTGGAATTATACAAACTCTTCCAGGAACTCACGGAGGCACTCTTAACCGATGACGTTCGGACCATCCGGCGTTGGAAATTAAACGGTCTCTTGAACAATAAGCGCTTATTATTGATCACTTATGTCATGGCGAACCATGAATTGTTTTCATCCACCGATAAAGAGAAGAAGCGCAACATGGTTAATAATGTGCGTCTGGTAGAACTCTTTATTGAGGCTGGGCTGCAAAACGAGTTGCTCCGGTTGGCAATCTCGGGCGAGCGGCAGCGTGATCTCTCTATTCACCGGCGCGACGAAAGCAATGTGTTAGAGTCCAACTTGTTTGTCGTGCAATTCTTAGTGCCTAAATATATCGGGGCGCACGAGAAGGCTATCGTTCAATGCTATTCAGTAGCGGATGATGAAGAACCCGTGACTATGACGCCACTCGAATATTGGCACGATTTCTCGAACCATATGTGGTATATCGGAGATTGTTGGATGCAGAACAGCGGACAAGGGTTGTCCTTTGAAAAGGACGAAGACATCCGCGCGTACCTGGAAAAAATGGCAATATTTGAATACTGAATAAATTATATACTCAATAAATTATATAGAATAGAAAAAAAATAAAAAACAACCCAGTTTTTTTATTTTTATGTAGACATTAACAGTTATAAAAAACATTTAAGTAATTAATTCTATATAATACTACACTCAATAATACAATATAATAATGACTTATAAATATAAAATTCACGATAAGTTCTACGATTTGACCGATTTTGTAAAAATTCACCCAGGCGGCATGGATATGTTTAATAATTTAAAACCCAATACAAATATTACACCGATGATCTATGCTTATCATAAGCATCCAAAAGCTATTTTAACTATATTACCGAAATATGAAATCCCGCTGAACGAGGGCACCATTATTGAATGTGATACAAACTACAGCTATGACAAATACTGTGACCTTAAAAAGTTGATCTATACGGAAATTCAAGAAAAAAAAATACCGGTGTATTGGTCTAATAGTGAAATTGCTTACAATGCCTTTATGCTAGCCTTATATATTGGCTTATGGGGCTATTGTCTTTACAACGCAGCGGGGTTATCTGTTTGGTGGATGATTTTATTGGCTATTATGAATATAGGTTATGTTGCCTTAGTTTTTCATGAAACATCGCACTATACCGGTTTCAAAAATCAAAGAATAAACAATATATTTTCATATTTAATCTTGTCGCCTATCATAAACTCGGAAATTTGGAAATATGAACATAATTATTTACATCATTGTTTTACAAATACCAAATACGACTCCGATTTTGAACATCATCAAATTTTTTTAAGACACTCGGATACGCACCAACATTATTTTCATCATCGGTTTCAATATATATATGCTTATTTCTTATTTGTCTTGAATGGGTTAGGTAAAGGACCTTTGACTTTTATAGAAAAAAAACGCTGGAATATACTGTTGTTTGTATATATTTTATACAATTTTGGTTTTTTAAATACATTTGTCTTATACGGAACGATTGGGTTTTTATTTTCATCTATTGCTCAATTATCTCATATACAGCGTGATTGTATCCAAGTAAATAATGAATATAAAAATGATTTCTTATTCAATCAAGTGACGAGTAGCATAAATTATAAAACTGAGAATAAACTCGTGCGCTTTATTTGTTTTGGACTTGATATACAAATCGAACATCATCTATTCCCAAATTTACCGCATAGTTCCTTGCGACAAATCCAACATATTGTTAGAAATTATTGCGATAAGAACACCATTCCTTATATTGAAAAACCGAGTATTTTCGCCACCATGTATTCATACATTCGGTACTTATATGACATGGGTAATTCGTGTTAAATTAAATAAATAAATATGTATTTTTATATAATTTATTTATTTTAAGAAATGAAAAAAATGGAAAATTCTAGACTTGTTGGTCGCAAACCGGTTTTGGACATTTATAAATGTCCAAAATGGCTTTTTTGGCTTCGCCCTCTGGAAAAAACGTGAAAAAACGAGTTGTGACCATTATGCTCTCATTTTGGTTTTTGGGTGAAAAAGTTTGTGAGCATAATTTTTTCCACTTTTTATAATTTAATTTGTAAAAGGTTTAGGCGATTTTTATATTACTTAAATATATAGAAATGGTAATTGAAAAGTCGCTGAAAATCGCCAAAAAATTTGTGTGTGAATGTTGCGAGTATACTTGCTCTAAGGAATGTGATTATAAAAAACACATATCCACTGCTAAACATAATAAAGTAATAAATAGTAATGGTTTGGTAATAGAAAAATCGCAATTATTTGTTTGCAATATATGTAGTAAAGAATATAAATCAAACGTAGGGTTATGGAGACACAAAAAAACATGCATTATTCCAACACCACCTGTGCAGCCAACATTTATAACAATGCCACCAGTTCAATTCATACATGAAGAAAATATGTTAATCAAAACCCTCATTGACGAAAATAAAGAATTAATCAATGATAATAAAGACTTTAAAAATTTGATCCTTGAAATGATGAAAAACAATACTGATTTACAAAATAAAATGATGGATATGTGTAAAAATAGTAATAACACGACTATCAATAATACTAAAACAAAAAATAGCCATAACAAAACCTTCAATATGCAGATCTTTTTGAACGAGCATTGTAAGGATGCGATGAACATTCAGGATTTCGCTGATTCGTTCCAATTACAGATCTCGGATTTAGAAAAGGTTGGCAGCCTCGGGTATGTAGATGGTATCTCCGATATTATCATTAAGAAACTCAATGAGTTGGATGTTTATAAACGCCCTATTCATTGTAGCGATACCAAGCGCGATACGATGTATGTCCATGCGGATAATATCTGGACGAAAGAAACGAGCGATCATGATCAAGTGCGGATGCTGGTCCAACGCATCACGGCTAAGAATATCCGCTTATTGCCCATCTGGCGCGAAATGTATCCGAATTGCAAGAACAACATGCATCGTTTGAACGAGACCTACCTCAGCTTAACAAGGCAGGCGATGGGCGGTTTTGGTGGCACTATACCCGAGAATGAGAGCAAAATTATTCGGAAAATTGCGAAGACGGTGTTTATTGATAAGAATATGTAATTTAAACAATAGATGTATCGGTTCCATAATTATTATGGGTTATGTCGCTTATACGAAGAACAGGGCTATGCGCATTAATGACCTGGTTAGTAGTAGGCGCAGCAATTGTAGGCGCAGCAATGATAGGCGCAGCAATTGTAGGCGCAGCATTTATACTACGCAGCATTGAATTGCGTCTTTCTTTATTTTTGGCATTAATCTCTTTTATGGTAACCCAATTCATATTTTTACGAATACAGATCATTCGTATAAATATATATATAAAATCAATGCAATAATTGTTATCATTCGCTCGTTTCAAGGACGACATGGATTTAAATAATGTTTCTAATTTGACTAATCGTTCCTTTTTTTCAGTTAGCGTATATACGCGGTCATAATAAATTTCATCAAATTTGTCACCGATATCAGACCACTCTTGTAGGATTTTTTGGTTTTGCGTCATTTGCTCATAAGGTTTGAAAAAACTATTAAAGATGGATACAAAAAGCGTAACACTGCTCAAAATCGTGGTAATTTCCGGTGTTAATAATGTTTGCGTTGCTGCTTGACCCGTGGTAAGCGTAGTAAAAACCACGATCGAGAGATTTATCGGCGTTGAAATATTACTCCAGAACGCCGAATAAATATAGCGTTTCCACCAATAAAAACCTATATCCGCATTAATTTTGTCAATGTAGCCAATAATTTCATCTTCTATATCTTCTTCACGAGGTCCAATCTCCATGAAGTTATTATATATATGAAATAAATAAATATATATATTTTAAGAATTCATAAAAAATGGATAATTCTAGACTTGTTGGTCGCAAATCGATTTTGGACATTTATAAATGTCCAAAACTCAATATCTGCCTCCGACCTCTGGAAAAAACACGAAAAAACGAGTTGTGACCATTATGCTCTCATTTTGATTTTTGGACCAAATAATTTGTGAGCATATTTTTTTCCACTTTTTATAATTTTATTAACATATTTAATTTATAAAGGATTTAGGAGAAAAAATGTTGATAATATATATAAAATGACAACCGAAATTTCTCCGATTTCTCTTAAAAAATATTTTTGCGAATTTTGCTCTATTTCGTGTGCCAAACAAACTGAATGGAACCGGCATATTAACACGAGTAAGCATAAAATCAACGAAAATGGAGAAAAAACCAACCAAAATCAACCCAAACATGTTTGTAAATGTGGGAAGATATATAAAGATAGAAGTGGATTATGGAGACATTACAAAATATGCAATGTTAATTTTTCACATGAAACAGATGAAACAGAGGAACAAAATGAAACAGTTATGAATGAAAATATGTTGGGAATTTTTATCAAAGAAAATGCCGATTTCAAAAATTTAATTTTAGAAATTGTAAAGAACAATACAGATTTGCAAAAACAAAACCAAGATTTACAAAAACAAATGATGGAAGTCTGTAAAAATAGTAATAACAATACGACTATCAATAATAAAAACAGCCATAACAAAACCTTCAATATGCAAATCTTCTTGAATGAGCATTGTAAGGATGCGATGAACATTCAGGATTTCGCTGATTCGTTCCAACTACAAATCTCGGATCTAGAAAAGGTTGGCAGCCTCGGCTATGTAGATGGTATCTCCGATATTATCATTAAGAAACTCAATGAGATGGATGTGTATAAACGCCCGATCCATTGTAGCGACACCAAGCGCGATACGATGTATGTGCACGCGGATAATGTCTGGAGTAAAGAAACGAGCGACCATGATCAAGTGCGGATGCTGGTGCAACGCATTACCGCTAAGAATATCCGCTTATTACCCATCTGGCGCGAGATGTATCCAAAATGTAAGAACAACATGCATCGTTTGAATGAGACCTACCTCAGCTTAACCAGACAAGCGATGGGCGGGTTTGGCGGCACTATACCCGAGAATGAGAGTAAAATTATTCGGAAAATTGCCAAAACAGTGTTTATTGATAAAAATATGTAAGAATATATATTTAAACATAATACATTATAAATATATATATTAGAATGACCTCAGAATATGCAGCGCCAACAAATGCAACGCCGACATATAATATTGCAACGCCGACATATGAAATAGAAACATATGCAACGCCTACCGTAGTAGCTCAATGTATAAAATGTATTAAGGATAAATTATACATTTCATATGACTTGGATTTAATTATTGACCCGTGCGCGCAAAATGGCGAATTCGTAGAAGGTCTGCAAACGCTAGCGCGGAATACATTATTCTATGATAAGGCACCCAATAATCCGCATATCAGACCGGTCGATATATTGACCATTGATTTTGTCCGTTTTGATAAAACTTTTTTAGCGGGGTTATGGTATGACGATATTCATGTCGTTGGCTGCCCGCCCGCAAACCATATCGGCGAATTTATCAAAGCCTGTTGTAAATTCGGGCAAAGTGTGTCGTTTATTTTGCCCTATGGACCGTTACACTTACCCAAAAAGGATTATAAAGTTTACTTTCCCTCGAATTTCCAATTACTCCATGAAGAAAAGTTTGATAATATACCGTATGTCTTTCAAATATGGATTAAGACGGACTTATAAAAAGGGCGCTGCCCTTTCAAACCCAGAGGGCTCTGCCCTTTCAAACCCTAAAGGGCGCTGCCCTTTCAAACCCTAAAGGGCGCTGCCCTTTCAAACCCAGAGGGCTCTGCCCTTTCAAACCCGTAATGTCGTTGGGGGGCGTAACCCCCTGTCGTTGGGGGGTGGGCGTAACCCCCTGTAGTTGGGTGGCGAAACCCCCGTTTAAAATTCAGATTTATATTATTATTATAATAATATATGGGTCAATATTATATTGCAATTATTTTATCTGATATTAAAAGAACGCCGGAAATAATTCGTATGTGGATGAACCCACATAATTATAGAAATGGTGCAAAACTAACGGAACATTCTTATATTGGAAATAATTTCGTTCAAGCATTTGAACATCTCATTAGTCCAGAAGGAATGTTTTATATGTCCCGTATTGTTTGGGCGGGAGATTATGCTGATCCAGAAAACAATGTATCAGACAACTTATACAATATCGCCCCTAATAATTATAATGGATTGTTTCAATGCCCAAAATCATACGATACATCTATTTATCGTTATATTGTAAATCATTCGCAAAAGTTATATGTAGATAAAGAACTTTGTCCGAAAAATAAAAATAATTTAATCATTCATCCTTTGCCTTTACTAATATCAGAAGGAAATGGTCGCGGAGGAGGAGATTTTAGGGGAAATAATGTAGAATTATGTGGGACTTGGTCTCGTGATAACATATCAGTTGAAAAAACTATTCCGAATGATTATAATGAGTTAGTATGTGATTTTATTGAAGAATAATAAAATAGGCGTTTTACTTGCTACGCCGATTAATAACATTAATTATACTATATTAATTTTACTATATTAATTGTTATAATATAGTATAATAAAATGGAACATAAAATTAGTGATAATAAAGCTATAAATGTATTTAATTTACGAAAATATAAATATGATATTGAAACATTAGAAAAGAATATTGATAATATATGTGTTAAAACATGCGTTAATACACAAATATTAACAGCGGAGTTTTGTGTTAAGTATATTTTGAATGAAAAGTATATGTCATGTATAGAAGATACCTATTGTATTGATAAAGGATATGTATTACGGAGACAACCTCATTTAACGAATGAAGATATTATGAGAGAATACGCAAAAATAAATAATGGTGATGGATATGATCATGGAATATAAGTATAAACTTTATATTACATTTTTACCCATTTATTACCTGATTTTCTATCTACAATATATGCGAAACCAGTGCTTTCTAATGTGTCATTCTTCGTAAATTTAAAAATTTCCTTTGGTTCATCCCCTTGTATAATATAATAATCGTCTATACCTTCAGTCAGTGGTTCAAATTCATTTAAGCCGGATATATATGCTGTATATTCTGGTTTAAGCGGATTTTTTATAATGTCTTGTTTTTTTAAATCAAACGCACTTGGTGATTTGGGTAATTTTAAGGGTGGAGGGCGGGATTTACGGATGAGACCTGTAGAAGCCCATGTGAGTTCCTTTTTGGTAGGCGTTTTACTGCCCCCTTTGTGTTTGCGTTTATGTGTCCGTTTCCGGTGCGCTTTTTTACGGTAATGCGTTTTTGCCATTTATATAAGCGAATAAAAAAAAGGGCTCTGCCCTTTCAAACCCGGAGGGCTCTGCCCTTTCAAACCCGGAGGGCGCTGCCCTTTCAAACCCGGAGGGCGCTGCCCTTTCAAACCCGGAGGGCGCTGCCCTTTCAAACCCAAAGGGCGCTGCCCTTTCAAACCCGTAAATGAACCCATATCGAACTGTCGTTGGGGGGCGTAACCCCCTGTCGTTGGGGGGCGTAACCCCCTAATTGCCCAACATTTTAACATTAAATTTCTGTCGCCCTTTATATTTTAAAAAATCCACATTAAGCGCCGTTGTTGGAAATAATTCGGCACCATATATGTCTTGTAAAAGCAGCCATTCAAATAAACCGCCGCTGTATATGTAGATATGGTAAAAGCCGAGTTTTAAGAGCTGCTCGCATTTTTTCGCACAAGTTTCGTCTGACGAATTCATCCCATAAATAATCAGTTGGACATCTTTGTTTTTTTTCAAATAAGTGTTTAATACTTCTATTTCACGTTCAATCGTCAAGGTACCCGCAATTAAACAATTCTGTTGATGCGCTGCTAAAGTATTTATGATTAAAGGTTTCTCTTTACCGTATATAGTTTGCTCACTATTTATGGCATATTGCATATCTTCAAAATTAATACTATGTCGACCGACGGTCATTGAATTACCCATTAGATTATGATTAACTTATTATTTTTAAATCTTAACTTATACCATTTTGATACTATACAGTTGTGGAACATTATACTATGTATAAAAATTTTGTTATCTAATTATATATGATTGAAGATGATATTAATAATATATATAAAAAACTAAAAAGTTCGCATATTGGAAAAAACGCCGATTATATACCGGAATTAAAAAAAGTAAATCCCAATTTATATGCCATTTCTATTTATACGGTCGACGGTAACGTGTACAATTTTGGCGATTATGAAACCGAATTTTCCATTCAATCATGCTCTAAAGTTTTTACATTAGCTTTAGCATTAGAAAAATATGGTATTCAGTACTTAAAAAAAAATATTGGCGAAGGGAAAACCTTAATTAAATTTAATTCGATTGAAGAACTTTTACAACATAAACTACACACTATTAATTCTTTTAATAATGGCGGCGCAATGGCAACCACAAGTTTGCTATGTGATAAAGATAAAAACAAAACTGAAAAAAAAATTGTTGCTAATATGAGTGATTTTGCGGGTAGAAAATTGCATGTAAATAAACAAATACATACTTCAGAATTTAATAACGCCGAGCATAATTTAGCAATTGCGTATTTATTAAAATCATATGATTTATTTTATTGCGATGTTATGAACACGGTTGATGTATACACGCGCCAGTGTTCAGTTATGATAACCAGTCAAGATTTAGCTGTGATGTCCGCCACTTTGGCAAATAAAGGCGTTAATCCAAAAACGAAGAAAAAAATCATTGATCCAAAGTATATTTCCTATATATTAAAACATATGGAAGAAAATGGCTTATATGAGGAAAGTGACGATTGGATGGGTCAAGTCGGGTTTCCGATGAAAAGTGGGGTTAGCGGAGCATTAATGATTGTTATTCCAAATGTTATGGGTATCGGAATCTACTCGCCGCGCTTAAACAAACATGGAAATAGTGATAAGGGTATAAAAACTATGAAATTATTGACAACCTTACTCAAAAAATATAAGCTTATTTAACATAACACTTTTGGAAAAGTGTCGCAAAACCTTTCCGCATTTTGGCTCAACCTTTCTCAAAGGTTACCTAGTCAAACTTAATAATAATATCCACCTCCTCTTTCTTGATCGTTTTAGAGGCGGAAATTGATAATTCTTCCCGCTTTTTCCGCGTCTTCTGGTTCGAAACAGCCACCAGCTTCCGCTTGGATGTGCTATTTCTATTATTCATATCCTTTTCAATGTCAGCATAATTGCTCTCAATATAATCAATCACGTTGTTCTCAAACGCCCACTTGAAAAAGTTCAATTGTCCGATAGTGGTCTGAAGATGCGTTTCGTTTTTATACGGTATGCTGATCCTGTCCCAGCGGCAGAACGGGTCAAAACGTTTTTTGCTGTAAGAGCGTAACTTGAGCTTGTAGTCGTTATAAACTTTGAAACGATTGCCACCGGTTAAATCATACACCGTATAATACTTTTTCGCATAATTTGTCGTAAACCAGTCGACAATACGCAGCGAGATGTTAATGTCACCGTTAATAATTTTTAACATGCGTTCAATGTTGTCGTTGCCTTTATAATATTCAATTAAATTCGTTAATAATAAAGTATTTTGTGAGGAATAGACTTGCGCCATTTTATTATTAGTAGTTTTAATTGACGGAAAATATTTAAGCCTTTATTTGCGAATTAGATATTTTTGATAATAAAAATAATAATAAAAATAAAAAACTTTTATTATTTTTATATTGTATAGAATGGATAATTATACAAAGTTGTTCTGGCTTAGTTTTATACTTTTTATTTTTTTATCCGCTTATTTATTGTGTTGCACAAAAAGAACGCCTATATTTTATGCGCAGATTGGCGCCGGCTGTGGTATGTTTATAACTAGTAAGATTGGGCGTAAGTTTTTAGGATTAGAATAAAAAATGTTTATTATTTTGTATATATTTATTTTGTCTTTATAAATTCAATATATTTTATATTAATGAAAGAAGTAATACATTCCCTATTAAATTTTCTTCCAAATAAACATTTACTACTCATTAAATATAAAATTTCATCTTCTGTAATATAACTATAATTTTTTAATCCACTATTTGATGGATATTTATAATCCATTCCTTCCCAATTTACAAATGTCGTAGCATCATTTGCTAGATTTGGAGTTGTAATTATTTCGTCTTGTAAATTATTAGAGAAAATATTCGTGATAAAATAATGTTCTTCGGGACAATAAATATCACTATATTCATTGTTTATTTTGGTTTTATCATAATTAATAATTGTTTCGCATATTTTTCTATTTAATATAAACCAATTAGAAGATTTTTGAATCATATTTTTACCATAATATTTTATTAAACTATCACATCGTGGAAAACATTGTGATTGTGGTGTAATATTAAAATGTCCAAAATCGTCTTTAATTAAGAAGTTATATATATATTCAAATGATTTAAATGGAATACATGATTGGCTCAAAGATATTATTTTATCACAACCATCTTCATAAGCTTTCTTAAATAGTAAATTATGTGCATGAACTATAGTTACATCACAATATTTCGTTTCAATACAATTCGGCAACTTATATTTTTCAAAATATTTTGATGGTTTATTAAATTTATAATGTATATAAATCTTGTATTTATTTGTATCTACATTTTGGAAAAAAATATTCCATAACTCTTCGTTATTTATAATATCATAAATTAAAAAACAAAATGCTATTTTTTTCATTTTATATAATATAAAAAATATTCTTTATATTATAATTTATTTATTTTAAGAGATGACACATCCAGGTTGCCAAGGCCGGTAGTTGAATGCGTTATCGGTAAACACGCGATGCAGCGGATAGAAAACGTTATACCCCGACCGCTTATAATCGGTAATTGCATCGAGGAGACCGTGGCGGCTGATTTGCTTATCATCCATCAAGTTGTCGGTAACTTCGTTAAAATACTGCCGAGTGATTTCGTCATTGGATGTGAAACAACGCTTTAAGGTGTTAGCATAGTCGGTGTCATGATGGTCGAAAATATAATCGCGATAACTTCGCTTCTTTGGCTTTTCTGCTACTTCTACTACTACTTCGTTTGCGTTTGCTTCTGCTTCGTTTGCGTTTGCTTCTACTTCGTTTGCTGCTTCTACTTCGTTTGCGCTTGCGCTTGCATCTGCTTCGCTTGCACGTTTGTTCATGCGTTCTCGCCGCTTGTTTACGCTTATTGTGTAGCTGCTTAAATTTGCATCACTGCTTAAATTTGCATCACTGCTTAAATTTGCATCACTGCTTATATTTGCATCACTGCTTACTTCTAGATCATTTTTTATTTCGTCGATGACAACTTTATCTTCGACGATAACTTCATCTTCGGGTTTTACTGTTTCAACGTCCGAATCCAGATTAGCTCGGTCTTCTTCGATATTTAAATCCTCCAATACTTGTTGCGTGTGTAACAATTGTTGTTCCACGGTTAATTCATCAACCATTCGTGAATAAATTCCTTTGTTCATTTTATGTTTGTTTAATAATAATGTCTTCTTTTATTTTTTTTAGTAAATCAATTTTTTGTACAAATAACCTTTAGGCAACCTTTCTCAAAGGTTGTTGCTTCGCTGCGGTGTTAAAAAATTCATCTGCACTTCTATATCATTAATATAATTATTTGAAGCCATAAATGGATTTTGGGTCGCTTGTCCGATTAAATAACGATCGTTTATTTTTGAATTAGCTTCTTCGCGTTTATTACTGATTTGTCGAAATCCGTTATCGGGTATGGGTTCTTGCGCTAGCGTCCTGTGCTCAGACGGCGCCAGCCTTTGTTGCTCAGACGACGCCAGCCTTTTCTCGTATTGCTCATATTGCTCCGACGGTCTTTGCTCGCCTACTGGCGCTTGTTGTTTCTTCGGTTGAGGTATGCATTCCTTCGGTATAGGTCTATAAGATCGTTCGCATCTCTCTTCATTTTTTCTCCAAACTAGTTCTTCCATTATATCTTATTATACTTATACCTTATTAATTTTAAGTTTCTTAGTGAACGTAAATTTGTCAGCATCAATTAAACGCCGCTGTAAATTGCATCTTAAACAAGAGATACAAGTATTTTCCTTGGTATGTCCCAAATCGTTATCAATCCGATCCAAGGTCCATTGCCAAGGCTCGCGGACATTTTTATACAATATAAATACCGGTTTACTACAATAAACACACTCTAAATTACTAGCAATTAATTTTTCCAGGACATTGTCTAAATTAATAAGGGTCGCCGCATTATGGATCTCTTTCTTAATGTCTTGTCCTTTATAGCCTTGTATTTTATGAATGAGTTCACTTTTAAAGAGAGATTCAATTTCACCACCAACATCTAATAAATAAATCTCTCTTAGAATATCCAATTGCTTCTCATGATTTATTAAAATAGCCGGGTCAATTTGCAACATGTTCTTCCTAACTGCTTTGTACGATTTATTATCAATTTCATTAATTTTATCAATATTATGTTTTCCCGTAATATTAATAGCACGCATTTTTATTTTATATATACTTTATACCTTATACTTTATACCTTATAACTTATAACTCATATCCTTATACATATTCATAAATTCCTTTTTTCTCTCCTCATTGAAATTAATAGTAGGGAAAATAATTTGCAGAGGATAATTAATTAACGGACACGCTGAGTATTTCATAGAAACATCGCCAAACAGCGTTGTTGATACAATCGTTTCATCGTAATTATCAAAGGCACAAAAGAATGAAACGATCTTATCGGCTGCCTTATGTTTAATAATGTCCTCGGCATATAGCCACCAATCGTTTTGAATGTTTTTGATAAAATCCTCTAATTTCATGTCTAAGCGGGTCGCCTGCGCTTGATTTAAAGATGCCTCTAAGGAATTTAAGTAGCCCATTCGTGAATTCATATCATATAGTTTTCCCGTTGCCTCTAACGACATTTGATGTTGCATTAAAGTTGAAGAGTGTAAAATAAGGCGCTGAGAACAAAACTGAAAGATGAGAAAAGCCATGGACATGGCGTTATGCGCAATACATTTGATCTGCTTGCCACGTTGCTGTAAACTTTTTATATAATTAACAATTTCCAAACCAGCAATAACACTGCCACCCGGCGAATTAATATATAAATAGAGTATTTCATGTTTGCTTTCAATAGCGTTTAATTTGGCTAATAAGCGCGAAGAAGAATCCTGATTAATAGGTTCGCGTAAACTTACAAAATTGTCCTTTTTTAATTCAATTAAATCCGCATTTGCAATATGGCTTACAAATAATAACAGCAGCATAAATATTTTTGGCATGATTTATAATTATTATGTTATATAAAGTAGCTTTAAATCTACTTACAATAATAATTACAATTTGAATTTGTTTGACGCATAATAAATACCCGCTGTAATAACAATCAAATTTATAGCGGCATGATTATGCGTTTCGATATTATCCCAATTAAATTTACTGCCGATAATAATATCCCATATATCCATTCCGTAGTTGGTTTTGTCGTTTATGTGGTGCTCTTGGTGAGTGCTCGGCGAGAGAATATTGTAATTAATATTATGCACCGTGGCATATAATAAAGCCCAGAGCAGAATGACCCGATTATCTAGTAAATCTAAAAAAAATTTTAAGATGATTAATACACCGCCTTGCGAAATAAAATTATTCATGAATTCATAGAAAATATTTTTAAAAGTTTTGTTAACAGTAGTATCGTGATGGGTTTTAAAGTGGAATTCGTAAAAATCAATCACGTTTAACGCAATCCAATTGATGTATTTATTTTGGGTGAAAATATTATCATACGAATTATACATTGTTGACAGTTTAAATTCCATATAGTGCGATACTAAATGCACAAAATAGCCGGCAAAGGATACAACGCCTAATGAAAATAATGTTAAATATGATTTGCTTTTATTGTGATTACATTTAGTGAAAGTGAATAGACATAATGTTAGTACGATATAAAATATGAAGTTTTGTTTTATATTCTTATAAATAGCTTGTTTTTTTACATCGCAAAAAAATGGCTTTTTTTCACATTCAGCGGGCATACATTCAGCAGGCATACATTCGGCAGGCATACTTATTTGTGTTTTCTCTCTTTTATGTCTTTTCTCTTTTTTTTCTCTTTTATCTTTTTTATGTTTTTTCATATTGTTAGTATTAACTATATATTATTTATTAGTTTATTTTTTTTATATTTAAACTATTGGTAAATTATATTTTATGCTGAGCAAAGAGGTAAAAACGAAAATATTAGACAATTTGGAAAGGTTATGCGAAAAAACAGGGATCTCAAAAAAAACATTGGGCTATACAATGCGATCATATCATATTAGTTCTCCCTTTATTTTAATGATTTTTCTATTTTATGGATCACAACTCTGTGTAACTTTTGTAACAATAAATTTAATTTTAATATTATGT